TGTGAAGAACAAGGTGTCCTTGTTACTAAGATTTCTCCAACTTATACAAGCAAAAGATGTAGTAATTGTGGTTGGACTCGTAGAAACAATAGAAATGGAAAGGAATTTAGGTGCAAATCTTGTGACTTCACAATTGATGCTGACTTAAATGCTTCTATTAATATTGCTGCTAATCTTAAACCTATTGGTTATAGGAAACTGCCAAGAAAACCCCGTCCGCTTGCGGCGGGGAGTACCGACGGGCAGTCGGGAATTTACGCTTGCGGAGATGGCTCAATAGAGCCGTCGTTGAAACAAGAAAAAGAATGCTTAGTAAACTAAGCAGAAGCCATGGGGCTTGCCCCGTGGAGTGTCACAAGAAACGATTAGAACAGGCTTCTTTTGGATTGAAGGTGGAGAGGAGCATATAGTCCCTCTTGTCATTAAAACTTGTAATAGAGACATTTGTTGATATTATGAGTAACTATAATTCAGACTATACCTTTGTCAGAACGAACGTTTGCATGCGTTTGTGGTTACGAATGTGATCGTGACCTGAATGCAGCAAAGAACATACATACCCTCGGCTTGAGGGAATTTGAAGCCTGTGGACAGACAAGCTCTGGCGAAGATCTTTTCGATCTACGTGAAACTAGTCTGGTTGAAGCAGGAACTACTCATCAAAGCTTAAACGCTTTGAGTAAGAAATAGAAAGCAGTTGTATCGGAGAGCATGGGGTTCGTGCGGCAGCAATCAGCCAGGGCATGCCGCTCTACTGGCACGCTGCCGGCAAGACCATGACCAAGAAGTCAATCGAGCCCATGGCCATCCGGTACAACCGGAAATGGGAAGGCTGATAAATCTGACAGTGTGTTGCTGTCGCCCCCGCTCGTCGCTCGCAGTCTCCCTGTTCGGTTCCTGCCTCGGCGAGCTGGGGTTCTTTTTGCCTCGTTGACATAAAATATATGACCCATAAAATACCCATCCATTTGTCGAGCCCCTCTGCCATGTGGGCCGACACAATCATCGCCGAATAGGCCGAGGAGTACAATCATGGCTGAACAGACGAACGACGGGTTCAAGCCCGTTTACATCAACCGCCTCAAGACCCCCGTGGGTCGCGTAGGCTGGCCCAAGCTGGACAAGCCCGACTCGACCGGGCAGTTCGCTGACAACAAGTACAAGGCTTACCTCATCTTCGACGACGACGCCGATCTGCGTCAGTTGAAGAAAGCCTGCCTCGACTGCGCCAAGGAAACGTGGCCGGGCGAGGACATGAAGAAACTCCAGTTCCCGTTCCACAAGGGCGACCCCGACAACCCCTCCGATGTCAAGAAGGGCGAGTGGTTCCTGGGGCGCACGTTCATCAACTGCAAGAGCAAGAACAAGCCCTTGCAGGTCGGGTCCAACAGTCGGCCGCTCGAAGGTGGCATCGTCATCAGGGGTGGCTACTGGTGCCGGTTCGCCGTCAATGCCATGAGCTACATGAGCAGCGAGCGGGTGCGCCAGCCCAACGGCAAGGTCGTCACCCAGACCATCAAGGGCGTGACCTTCCTGCTGGAGGCGGTCCAACTGGTGCGCGAGGACGAAACCTTCGGCGGCGCCGGGGGCATGACCACCAACGCTGCGGCAGACTTCTTCGATGATGGTGAGATCGATGATGAGGTCGAGAAGTACGACTTGTCTGAGGAGAACGATCCCGCCAACTACGACGAAGATCCCGCCAACTACGACGAAGATCCTGACGACGGGGAAGAATCGGGCGCCGACCCCGATGACCTCGACGCCTTGATGTAAGGGGCGGGCCGTGAGTGAGCATCCCACGCTCGCGGTCTTCGACGTAGAAACGTACAGCGGCGTCGACCTCACAAAGGTCGGCGCCGCTCGTTATGCGCGAGATCCGAGCACCGACGTTCTCTGCCTCAGTTTCAACAACCCATTCAGTAAGAGCCCCAATAAGGTCCACCTGTGGGTTCCTGGCGACCCGCCGCCGATCAGCCTGACCGATGTGCCTGCCCAGGGAGGCTACCTCGCAGCCTACAACGTGCAGTTCGACATGAACATCTGGCGGTGGGTGTTGGTCGAGCGATACGGGTGGACATGGCCCGGCATGGATGCCTTCTACGACCTCCAGGCTGATGCACGATGCTCTGGCCTGCCCGGCAAGCTGGAAGAGTGCGTCAGGGAGTTGGATGTCGGTCAGAAGAACATGATCGGTCACAAGCTCATGCTGACGCTGTGCAAGCCGTGGAAACCGATCAAGGCCAACAGCGACCCGAGACGAAAGCACACCCCCGAGGCTCTCGAAGAACTCTACGACTACTGCCGGGACGACACGAAGGCGGAACTGGCCCTGAGCAAGGCGCTGCCCCGCATCAGGCGGCAGGAGAAAGAGATCCGCGACATGGATCTCCGCATGAACGAGCGTGGCATCGGCGTCGACAAGGCTCTGGTCAAAGCCATTCTCGATGTGATCGAGACGATCCGCGTTGTGCGCCGGGAGGAACTGTCAGAACTGACTGACGGCGCCGTCGAAACGGAAAACCAGTTCAAGAATATCTACGCGTTCTCCAAGGCGCGAGGCTACCCGGTTGAGAGTGTGGCCAAAGACAAGGTCACAGAATACCTCGACGACCCGAATCTTACAGACCCGGCTCTGCGCCGGGCGTTCGAGATCCGACAGGAGATCGGGAAGTCCAGCCTCGCCAAGCTCGATAAGATCATGCTCTCAGTCTGCGATGACGGGCGCTTGCGTAACATGATGGGCTACCATGGCGCCCACACGGGCCGGTGGGCGAGCTACATCGTGCAGCTACAGAACCTGCCGCAGGGGGTGTTGAAGTACGAGCCAGACGAAGGCATCAACGAATACGATCTCGCCCGCGAGTTGGTGTTGAAGCGCGACTTCGATATGCTCCAGCTTTGCTATGGCGACGACCAGATCATGGATGTGTGCGTCAGCCTGATCCGAGCCTGCCTGTGCGCCCAGGAGGGGCGTGAACTGCTCGTCTCTGACTTCTCGGCTATCGAGGGCCGGGTGCTGGCGTGGCTGGCCGGCGAAGAGCATGTGCTGCAAGCTTACCGAGAAGGCAAGCGCATGTACTGCGTTGCCGCCAGCGACATCTTCCACCTGCCTTACGCGGAGATATTCGAGCACCGCAAGGGTAAGCACAGCAAGAAGGATAAGATAGGAAAGACCTGTGAACTGGCGCTCGGGTTCCAAGGCGGCTACGGCTCCATGATCGCCTTCGGCGCCGACAAGCTCGGCCTGAGCGACGAGGAGATCGACAACATCGTCGCCGCATGGCGCAACGGGCGACCCGCAACAAAGGCGCTCTGGCACGATGTCAATCAGGCCGCGCTCTCGGCATGCCGCCACAAGAAGCAGTGGTTCAAGGCCGGTAAGATGACCTTCATCCACTCGGGTAAGCACCTCCGCATGCGCCTGCCATCGGGCCGGGTGATGACCTATCGCAAGGCGCACATCAAGCCGAAACCGGCGCCCTGGGACAAGGATCAGATGGTCGATGCGATCCATTACTGGGGCGTCGACAGCTATACCAAGAAGTGGAAGCTGCTCGACACATACGGCGGGAAGCTCGCCCAGAATGCAACGCAGGCAGTAGCCCGAGAACTGATGGCGCTCGCAATGATACGCGCCGAGAAGAAGGGGCTGCACCCGGTCCTGACCGTCCATGATGAGATCGTCATCGACGAGAAGATAGGACGTGTGACATGCGAAGAACTCGATGCCATCATGACCGAGCTACCGAGGTGGGCCATGGGTCTGCCCATCGGAGCCGATTCCTGGCAGGGGTCGTACTACCGGAAGTAGGCACCCACTAGATATCGGTGTTGAATGCCACCACCCCTGGGTATGATATCCAGGCACCAACGAAAGCACCCCGCAGACTAGGGAATGCGGGGTGCTTCGCTCAACTAGGAGAACCAACGTGACGCTGACAAGCATAAATACCCATAGGGCAGAATCAATCACTGTTCTTGTCTCGAAGGACCACCGGCAATCTTGCTCCAAGAAGTATTCCGTACAGGACGACGGAAAGATCCAATCCGAAAACTATCCAAACATCTACACATGGAACGTTCAGACCTTCGACGCCAGAGATACCGACGAACTGCTGGAGAGCGTTCAGGCGATCAGCCGGCGCCGTAATGCCATCGCCATCTTCGGCGCTCTCGTCGACGATAAAGACCCCCGCGCCACCGATAGCGGGGCCGGCGTCAATCGCCGGTACAAGGATCGCCCAAACGTCAAAGCCGACTTCGAGCCGTGCCCTCGGGCATGGGTCGCTATCGACATCGACGAGATGATCGCTCCGAAGAGCATGCTCGGCCGCTCGCCGGCCAGATTGGCAGAGTGGGCCAGGAAGCAACTGCCCGAGCGATTCCAGAAGGCAGCGTGCGTCTATCAGTACACCAGTAGCTATCAGGTCCGGTCGCCAGGGAACGTCCTCTACCTGCGCTTCTGGTTCCTCCTCGACGACGATATCGATGTCTTCCAGTGGCGAGCGTACTGGAAGGCGCACGGCATCGCAGATCCCTCCCTCTACAACCCGGTCCAGCCGATCTACACGGCCCCGCCGACCTTCGGCGAAGGAGTCAAGCCGCCTATCAAGATGCGTGATCGCGTTGGCGCCCTCGACGGCGATGAGCGGGTGGCGATCTCCGATCTGAAAGATTGGATGGTGGCCGAGGCCGAAAAGGTCAGGTCAGCCAGCGATACGGTCGACTATGACCCTGGGTTCGAGCCCAATATGGAGGAGGTATCGCTGGCGATGCACCGCATCGTCAAGCAGAAGACCCAGACCTCCCGGCACCACCACGCCTACGGAGCCGCGCACGAACTGGTCGCCATCGGGTGCCCCGGCGAGAAGATCGTCGACTTCCTCGAAGGTCCGTTCCTCCACTCACGCGAAGAAGAGCGCGACATCAACGCGCCGAACGAAATGATCGACATCGTTCGTGAGGCTGTCGGCAAGTTCAAGGCGGGCACGCTGACCAGCAACAAACCGCCGTTGTCATCGGTGCTCGGCCCGATTGACGATAAAGCATTGTATGGGGACACGCTCATCGCCGACACGCTCGATAGCGGAGACGTTGAAGACATGCTCGGCTACGGCGCGAGCCCCTACTCGAACGCCCAGATATTTCTCAAGCGGAACTATGACGAAGGTGGGCTGCTCCGGTCGGCCCAGAATGACTGGGAGTGGGACGGCACACGCTGGAAGATCATGGGCGCCGAGGCGCTATGCAGCCGGGTCGTCAAGGATGCTGAGTGCTCGGCCAGCGCCGGTAAGGGCATCACAGAGACGGTCAGGAGCCTCGTCCTGCAAGAAGACCTGAGAATGCCTGGATGGATCAGCGACCCCCACCGAGCGCCGGCCCCGATGGCCGTGTTCGCCAACGGTATGATCTCGCTCGAAGACCTCACCATGGACCCCGACGCGAAGGTCGAGCCGCACGACAAAGATTTCTTCAATACGGTGGTGCTGCCCTACGACCATAGCCCGAAAGCAACATGCCTGAAATGGGAGAAGTTCGTCGACGACTGCTTCGATACGGATGCGGAGAAGAAAGAGTTCCGCAAGTTCTTCGGTTACATCCTGACGCAGCGTAACGACCTTCAAAAGTTCTTCCTCCTCCAAGGCCCGCCCCGCGCCGGCAAGGGTGTGGTCATGGCTGTGCTCAAAGAGTTGATGGGCGAGGAGAACGCAGCCTTCCCGATGCTCTCAGAGCTTGCTAACGACTTCGCCATGCAGCCGCTCGTCGGCAAGCCAATCATCTTCATCGACGAGGCCAATAGCCCGCTCACGGGCCGGGGCCAAGAGCGGGTGATCGACCTCTTGAAGGCGGTAACAGGCGGCTCCCCGCTCCAGATCAACCGGAAGAAGAAAGATCACCTCCAAGGCGTCAAGCTGCCAGGCCGGTTCGTCGTCGCCTGCAACCGGCTGCCGAGCTTCCTGGACCCCTCTGGCGCCATCATCGCCCGCATGATCCCCTTCATCTTCAAGCAATCGTTCGTCGGGCGCGAGGACATCGGCCTGGCCGACAGGCTCAAAACCGAACTGCCCGGTATCTTCAACTGGGCGGTGCAGGGCATGCGCGATCTGATCGAAGACGGGGGCGCGTTCTCCATCACCGATAACGCCAAGGCGATGCTCGAAGGCGCCCGCCGGGCCGCAGCCCCGGTCTACTCGTTCTGCCAGGACTGCCTGACGGTCAGCGGCGTGCAGGAGGTCTTGAAGGAAGACCTGTACCGCGTCTACACGCTCTATTGCCTGAAAAATGGTAACAAGCCCCTCGCAGACAATCGGTTCCACTCCGAGATCCAGCAGACCTACAGCACCGTCAGGTCCGAGCAGAGCAGGGCGAATGGGCGCAAGCGCAGTTGGGTCGGCATCGGGCTCAACGAAGAGGGGATGGAGATACTCAACCCCACAGATGACGACAGTTTGCTTGACGACCTGATGGAATGATGCTACAGTTCCATACAGGAGACAACGATGGCAAACCTGTATGCGAACGTGAAGGAAGCGGCCCAGATCCTCGGGTGCTGTGAAGAAACGATCAGACGGATGCTGCGATCCGGTGGGTTGGAGCATCGGCGCCTGGGTCGAGCCTACCGAATCCCGATGTCGGAGCTGTTGCCGGCGAGGGAGGGGGAAGGCGCGGAGGATGACCTGGAGGGGCTCCTGTCATGAACTGCGTTCTCGGGATTGACCCCGGCCAAGATGGAGCATGGGCGGTGCTCGCCGGTGGCGAGGCTTACGGCGAGCCACTGCCCCTGCTCGGTAAAGAAATCGACGGGGTCGAACTGATCCGCCGTATCAACGAGTTCATCGACCTCCAGGGTTACACGGTCAAACTGGTGCTCATCGAAGATGTGAGCACCTTTGGCCATGAGGCGCCCAGGTCGATGTTCAACTTCGGGTACAACACCGGCATCCTGACGAGCGCATGCCTCGCGCAGCGATGGCCATTCGACCGGGTGCTGCCGAAGGTCTGGAAGAAGGAGGTCATCCCACATGTGCGGGGGCTCCCGCGAGACAAGCAGAAGGCGGGCGCTTGCGCCTGGGTAGCGAAGAGATATCCCAACGTCGATCTCTACCCAGGCCGCAAGCGCAAGCCGCACGATGGCATTGCAGAAGCGGTCTGCATCGCCGTCTACGGGCGAGTAGCATAATCGGTAATGCACCGGGATTTGTTCCCGGTTAGTGCAGGTTCGAGTCCTGCCTCGCTCTCCAACTGGGTTTTACCCAGTATCATTCGTCACCTGCCCCTTGGCCCGAGGGTGGGCGTATCCCCCAGGATCAGGCCCCGAGGATGAACACGCAAGGCGGGAGTAGGGCAGAAGAGTAACCGTCACCTGGGTTCTCCTTTGACATCACAAGTATGCTATATAGCATACGCCGAAGATGGTTGTGGGAGCATGATTGAGGAGATCAATGATGTCGAGATCAGACAATAATAGCAAGACCCCCGCCAAGAAAGGCGGGGGTTATGCTCGGCAGTGTGTCTACTGCGACGACCCAGACATGCGTCGATTGAAGAAACTACTGGCCCGGCGCGATGAAACGCTCTCGCAGTGGTTCCGCCGGAAGGTTCGAGATGAGCTTGCAGATGCCTACGCATGAGCCACTCTCCGCCGGGTTCCGGCGCCAATCAGTCATGCAGTCCGAGGAGAAGGGCGACGGCGGGCCTGTCGACCTCGACGTTCGGGCCGAGGTGCATGGGCCTCGCACCCTGGCCGGGCCGCAATACGGCGCCGCCGAGCGAGCCAAGAACGAGTTGATGCTTCTATACGTCAAGTCGCACGGTGGCGCTGATACCGATTTCGCCGGCCTCCTGATGATGCTGATGAGCAAGGTCGCTCGATTTACGACCAACCCGCTCAACGGCGATAGCTACGAGGACGCTATCGGGTACATCAAGCTCATCAGGGAGTACGCTGCCTCGAAATGTATCGACGACGAGCCCGCGCCTTAGCCTTGTTGTAACGCTTGCGGAGGTTGTCGAGTTGATTCTCGGTGCCTCCGTCCTTGTCGAAGCGCATGGTCTTGAGCACCCCCTC